GATAACAACTTGTTTCGAGCGTCTGCTGATTTACCAATAACTGCTCCGACTGAGTCAGAAATAGAAGTTAGTAAATCTTTAGCTTCCTCGAAGTCACCGACCATAATTTGCCAACTTTGAGTCCAACCAGATTGCGCTGCTTCTTTAAGAGTATCCCATAATTGGGTAAATGTCTTAACTTTAGTAGCTGCGTTTACGGCTGTATCAGCAAGTTGGGTAATTTGTTTTGCTTGTTCTTCGGTATATCCTTTAGCGATTAAATCGGCTTCGGTGTACGCACCAGATAACTGTGTTAAAGTTTCTGTCAGTACGTCAGCTGTAAGCCATTCGCCTTTAGATAAGGACTCCCTGAACGAACCATATTTTTGAATTAATGCATCCACGTTTGTACCCATTTGTGTGGCAGTACGTTTTAATGCATTTTGAAATACTTCACCACCCATACCGGCGTTTACTACTGAGTTCCAGTCCATAAGCTGAACTTTACCAGCTGCTAAGGCTTGGGATAGTTGATACATCGCTGTACTAGCTTGTTGAGATGTCGAACCCGATACCGCGGCTAAGTTGGCAATACCTTTGATAGATGTTACTGACTTATCCAGCGATACACCGGCCGCTGTGAACGTACCAATGTTACGAGTCATCTCGGTGAAGTTATAAATAGTTTTATCGGCGTATGTGTTTAACTCACCTAATGCTCGGTTTACGTCTTGTAAACTAGAACCTTTCGATGAGGTATTCGCCAAAATTGTCTGCACGGCATTCATTTGGGTTTCGTATTCTGAGAACCCTGTTTTAATAGGATCAATGGTGAGAGCCGACATCATATTCTTACCAGTTGTGATAGCAGCATTGGTAATACGTACCATAGCCGTTACCCCAGCAATTTCTAACGCTGAGAATCTATCACGTACGACATCAATACCGCTAGTTAGCGGATTAAAGTTCATACCTTTGATGCCTGAACTGATATTTTCAAGACCTTTAGATGCCCCATCAAACTTAAGAGCCTGTTTAAGTCTGTCCAGAGTACTCATACTGGTCTTGACATTACTTTCGAAGTCACGGTTCTCAAAGCCCATGGAAACTACGCGTTCATCGACGGTCTTACCCATTGCTTACCTCCTTCCAAGCATCTGATGCTAGCTTGTCGAATACGGGTTGTATGGCAGGATTAATATAATCTCTACCTTCCACCCATCCACCTGTGCCAGTGCCATGTCCATACTGTAAAATAATAGCGATAGGGACTCCTTTATTAACGTGACTGTTATATAGGTCTATAGAATATCCCTTACCAGTCTTGTTAATCTCGAAGTGCCAAGACGATGCGGTCAGTCCGCTTCTTACAGGGGTAGCTTGAGCTAATGCGTCGACTGCCATTTGACCATACTTCTCTAAGGCTACGATAGTGGCTCGTTTGCTGAGTTTCTCGAAATATCGAGTTACTTTAGAATAGTCGCCTTTATGTTTAATTCGAATCATTAGCTTCAACTCCTATCCTGATGTGTTAAATTTCTTCTTGTTCTCTTCGTTAATTCGGATTTGCATTGCTAGAATTTCCTCTTTAGTTCTTTGTTTCGGAGGACTATTCTTGATGTTACATATTTTTATGAGTGCTATTAATCTATGAATATGCCACTTTTCAGCCTCAAAAGGTATATTGTATGACGTCATCCAGTAATATATAAGTTCTGAAGTAATAACTTCTCCGTCGCTCTTCTTCTTACCGTCATCGTACTCATAGAATGTAGTAGCAGTACTCGGATGGTCGATATAGTTGATGATTTCGTCGTGATACTCGGACGCGAGAATGTAATATACCAAAGGGTCCACATTCTTGTTCAACATCATACAGTGTATGTAATCTAGAACCTCCTCGTTAGTCAACTGCCTAGAGTTATTAAGAAACGGTTTACACCATCTCGACTCCCATTTTGAAATTGCGACAAGGGAGTGTTCTAGTCGTATAGTGCACTCATTCAAGTATGTGAACTCTTGCTTCTCATCGTCCCATATCTCCTGTTTAGGTATGGTTATCTGAAGCATTGGTTAATCCCCTATCTAGATTTGTTATGTTTCTTGTGATGCTTGAAATCTTGTACTTTAGGAGCTGGTTCTACACCTAAGTCTTTAGGTAAAATACCACGAGTAAATTCATCAGCTGCTTGAGCATCTAGAGCAATTTCCATGAATAATTGGTCATAAGCGCCGCTAAATCTGAAAGTGTTAAGTGCTTCTTGTGATTTAACGAATTGTTTACCATCGAAACTCTTAACCCCATAAGCTTTAGTGATGATACGGTCGAACATATCTAATAGTTCTTCACCACGTTGTTCAGCTACTAATTTGTCGATATGAGCTGCTAGACCGTTTGGCATAGCCATCTCTAATTGTAGTAGCTCAGCTTTAGTTAGGTTGAAGTAGAAGTCTTCAGTGACTGTTTCTCCTGCAAAATTTTGATAAGTAATAGTTTTCTTTAGCATTTTAAGTTCTCCTCTCATTTTTAAAAAGAAAAGGAGCCCAATTAAGGGCCCCAGAAATATTAGCCAGCAGCTAAGATCGATTTGATTTCATCTGGTAAAGGCATACGAGCCGCTTCTGACTCAGTTCCATACAAGATGTCTTCTAACTTTTTAAGTTTTTCTTTCTCAAGATCTGTTGATACAATTTCCAAGTGAGCAGTTGGACGTTTACCTTCCACAGCTACTGGAGTTGTTGTTAATTCCCATGAAAGTTTCATAGCTTCTGGGTCTTTGTTGATTGTTTCGTATTGGCGTGATGATGGAGCAGCCATACATCCGTATACTAAGTGAATAACGTATCCGTATTCTTCTTTCAATAAGTCGTTACCTAAAGTAGTGACATATGAAAGACCGAATGGTTTACGTGATTGTTGACCTACACGAACACCTTTGATAAGTTCAGCAGAACCATCGCACTCAGCGAATTCTTTAGGATATGTGTAAGCTTCGATAGTAGCACCGAATTCTTCACTTGAAGTTAAGCTTAAATATTTAGAGTCGTTTGCGAATAATGGAGTTGACTCAGCTCCTGATGGGTTTTGGTTCACTGATGTGAAACCGTTCCATGCTACACCATCCACATATTTACCTTCTGTGTTTGGTTTGTATAGTACTGGGCGTTTTACACCCAATTCGTATAATCGTTTACCGATTTCATCCCATACTAATTTAGTCATTGTGCTATTTCCCCCTTAGAAATATATAGTAAGAATATCGTGATGTAGGTTCTCAGAAATGTAATGACGGTCATAGCTACAATATGGTAGTGTCAATAACTTGTCGATTACTGGATTGTCTGGTTTTCTACTAATCACGGTTAGTTGATATTTGTTGTCGTTGAGATAATCCGGACTATTTGTAGCAGCTCTAGTAGAAATATGTTCTCTAGTGTACTTAATAGCTGGATAATCCATGTTGACCGTAGCGGTCGGTTGGTAATATACATTGCGGCTACCTAGAGTTTTCTCTAATATAGCCTGTAGCTCAGTTCGTCGGTTTAGGACCATTATAGACACCACCTACTGAAATATGAACGTTAGGATATTGCAGATCGACGGACTTGACTTTCCAATATCCGCCGAGAGCTGGTAATAAGAACTTGACATAAGTTAACGCAAACATGTTTTCGAATAAGTTAGGGTCCATCGTAACACTGATTTCGTTACTGATATTAACATTATCGATAACCACGCCTGAATTATCGTGTTGTCGGTAGTTCTTAATCAAATATCCGCTGTAAGTTTTCTCGGTAATAACGTCTTCATAAACGCCTGGTTCAACTTCCTGAGTTTTGCTGAATCCTAGAATACCGTGAAATTTACTCATAATTATTCATTCACTTCAATTTCCAAAGCGATAGCTGAATATGGTTTAACTAACGCACCAGAGCAACGAGTTTCGATTAGGTATTTTTGAGCATTGTAGTCGATATCGAAGTCATCGAATAAGTTTACAGCTCCACCTTTGTCAGCACCTACGTTGTAGTCACCGATGTTAGTGATGATACCTAATAACTGTTTCTTCTTAGCTCCGTCTTGGCGTTTTTGGTTCTCCATAACTGGAACTGTGATGATTTCAGACACACGTAAAGTTGTACGTAATTTTTCTTCTGAATCGTAGATAGTACGTCCAGTAGTGTCTTCTAATAATAACATTTCTGTTAACACATCTTCAGTTGTGTATAACGCTGGGTTACCAGAACCTTTGTAATCTTTACGAGATTTGATAGCTGCACGGATAAATTCTTTAGCTACTTTAGCTCCATCTTTAGGATCGGTAACAGTAACTAATGATTTAACAGTATATAAGTCTTCATCTTTCCAGATTGGACGAATATTTTGTTCGTTGATTTTGTCATCGCTTGAAGACTCACGTCCGTCCCCAACTAAGATAGCACGAGCGATTTCCTCGTCTAGCATTAAACGCATTTCACCTTTGATCCATGCTACTACGTCAAAGTCTGTAATATCAATCATGTCGTCACGATCAATTTTTTGCTTTTTATAGATTGTTGTTGGTAAAGTAGAACGTTTCAATAATGTGAATACTTCTTCTTTTTTAAGTTTACCTTTAATATAACCGCGAGCACGAGCTTCGTCTTCAGTAATGTTCGCGAATAAAGATTTAACACGAGAGAATGGTGAGCGTTTAACTCCACCCATAACGCGTTTAACCCATCCCATATCACGAGAGATGAAGTCTGGGACATTGTTTAATGTTTTAGCTTCTGGGAATAAGTAGTCGATGTGTGTTACACCGTGCTCTAAGAATGACTCTTTCAAGCTTCCGTAGCGTTTTCCGTCTGCTAAGATTTCTTGCATATCATCGTGTGATAATACGTTTTGCTCTTGCATGTTGTCGTTTTCGAATAAGTTGTGTTTCATTTCTTCAATTCCTCCTTGAACTGCTTCGCCTACTAGTTCATAGACTGCATCTTGTTGTTGTGGTGTTAGAGTGTTTAATACTTCTTCGATTGAAGCATCTTCAGGTAACTCTACTTCATCTTCGATGTACTCTAAATCGCCATCTTCGTCTTCATCAGCATGTTGCATTTCTTTACCTTGGTTTTCTAATGCCATACCGATAAGTGCATATACTGCTTCTTGTTGTTCTTCATTTAATGTATCGAAGATATCTTGGATAGTTTTGCCACCTTTATCTTCGTGCATTAATTCGAACTCTTGATTGTTGTCATTAATCACAATATCATCTCCTGTATAAAGAATGAACTCGCCATCAGCATTAGAGCCGTGTGCGAGACTTACGTTTTCGATATAAGCTCCCGGATTAGCACCAGCTAATACTAGGCTTACTTCACGGATATTGCCGTGTAACACGTCGCCTCCGTTTTGTTTTAGTTTGTTAGCGTAGATAGATAACGCAGTAACATCTCCATGACGAACTGCTTCTTTCGCACGCTGACCAGCTGCACTTTGGTTAAATACAGCGTAAGTGTAAACACCTTCAGGACGGTTTTCCAAATATGCGTGTCCTAACACATTCTCGACATCGTCGTGTTTATGCATCCACACTAAAGGAACCTTTTTACCGTTACAGTCCTTGAAAGCGTCACGTCTAATGGTACGGCCATCTGAACACTTTAAGTCGTTTCGTGATGCCCATCCACTAAAGTCGTACTTCATTTTGACTTCCCTCCTCGTCATAGTATTGATCTTCTGGCGGTATTCCAGCTCCAGCGGTCGGATTTAAGTTCTTGTTACGTAATTCATCGGCTGCTGGGTCGCTAGACGGTTTAAGTCCAACGATTTGTCGTACTTCGTTAGAAGACATAACTTCATTACGAGTAAACTTATCAGCAATGTTAGATAATTCAGAAACAGGAACAAGTCTGAACGGATCTCTGAAGAACTCAATCGATTGACGCTGTGTTCTAGCCGTCTTAGTCAAGAATTTACGTTTGAATTCGTCGACTACTGCTGAGATAATAGGCTCGATTGTACGAGTATAGTAGTTCAACATAGTCTTCTCATCTGCAGTTCCTTCTAAAACTGATTGGGTAATCCCAAGTTGGCTGTATAACATCTTAGTCAAGTATTCGATTTGAGTCATGAGGTTGTTTTCGACTGAGCGGTTAAGTTGTGTAATACGCTCAGTACCGTCGGTATACGCGATACCGTATCTAGAACCAGCTAACTGGTCTTCGATTAATTTACGACGTTCTTCTGCTTGTTTACGTCTAGCTTCGGTCTTAACAATATAAGGTAATTGGATAATCATGTCCAATTTACCAGAGCTAGTTTGTTCATCCACGACGTCTAATAAACTTAGTTTTCTAATCAATCGTTTAAGAGTTGAGTTAGGTTCGTTCATTACCGCATAAAGTGGATTTTCAATAATAGCAATAGAACTCTTAGGCAGTGTCAATTCTTCGTGATTACCTGTTTGGTCGTTATAGACACGACACTTAACATGCCTTGGGTACCACTCTAGAATTTTAGCAGTTCGCATAGTCTCGATGTCGAAAGTTCCGGGTTTGTAAATATCCGTATCAGTATCGATTGGGACTACTGCCACAACACCTTCGTCAAGCATAGACATGATAACGTCCTGCATTAGAGCACGTCCAGTTTGGTCGATGTTGGCTTCTACAGAGAAACAGTTGTTTAGCTTAGATTGTATAGTATCGACGAATCGTTCGTTCTCGTCTAATCTAACGTGTTTAATCTTGATAGATGCCACATCCAGAGCAATTCTGTTGTAGATAGCTGTAACTATAGAGCGCTCGTTACCGCGAGTTAATCGTGGTCTGTCTGGACGGTACGAATATGAGATACCTAAATCGTTTCGGTATTCCATCGTCGGGTCTTTGTTCAGCAGCGTATTCCACGCATGCTTTAATCTACTTCCGAATGATTCTTCCATTTTGATTTAATCTCCTATCTGGATACTTTCTTTTTGAGTTTAGACTTATACTCGTTAACTTTGTCTTGAGCTTTACGAACTTGCGGACTGTTCTTAATATCATCCTTAATTTTACGTAATTGAGGATTATTATTGACTACATCTTTAGTGTAGTTAGAGGCGAATCTACCGTTAGATACACTAGTTGGGATTTGGTAACCGATACCGTTACCAGCGCCCCATAACCATCCCTTAACTCCTGATTTAAGTCGTCCTTGATCTTTAGCTCGGTATTGGTTGTACTTCTTAGCTCCGTAAGAACCCATTAGGAATGTTTGTAGTAAAGCTTTACCTAAATTCATGTTAGCAATTCTGTGGTTACGAGCCGTATCGCCATCTCTGAATAATCGGTCAGCAGCTTTATTTCTAGCTACAGCTCTTTCATTCTTAAATGTCTTCTTAGACGCGTCGTAATCTCTACCGAATTTATCCATCTTCTTATCGAATGAATCGCTAAGGGCTTGTAGTTTCTTCTCGTATTCCGATTTAACACCTTTTACAGCCTCTCGTCCGCCGTTTCGTTTAGCGTCTTTGATAGCTTGTTTTCGGTCCGTTCTAAGTTGTTTATCAGTAGCTAATGCGCCCTCGACGTATTTATGGAAATTATCATCGATTTTTCGCTCTCGCTCTTTATAAGCTTTCTTAACGCCACGTACTTCTTTACTTCTAGAAATCCCCCATTTCATACCGAGGACTCCGTAGTGTTTTAATTCTTGATTGGACATTTGACACCTCCTATTTTTTATGTTTATTTTTCTTACGATTTTTCATTTGATAATCGTATTCTTCTGTCGCTTGTTTGGTTATTTGATAAGCGGCCGCAGGAGCTGCAAGATATTTGACAATCCGTTTACCTTGTGCTTTTAGTTCTTCTCGAACACCCTTAGCTACAATTTCAGGAGCAGACATCTCTTTGACTGTATGTTTAGCGGCCACTTCACCTAGCATGATTATTGGTCTCTTAGTATTATATCCGCTAAGAGCTTTGTCGTTACGGTCAACAATAGCATCAATACCTTGCTTCTTAAGTTCTGAATAATATTTATTACGAATCTTATCGAACTTATCACCTTGTCCCACGAGTGCAGTATTAAACCCGTCATAAGCTTTACCATGGAAATTTTTATTCTTACCTTTGACTAACTTTTCTAGAGCCTTAAAGGCTTTAGCTTGTTTTCTAGTTCCGCTATTACGATCTTCGTTAACCATTCCGGACACATCGGTAACCATCTTCCTAAATTCTGAGTCATTGTTGTATAACTTCTTAAAAGTATCTCTAGCTCTCTTAGGAGACGCTATCTTAATATCTCTTTCGAATTTAGTAGTTACTTTAGCGACTTTATCATCCGAGAACGTTAGCATTTTATTAGCCAATAATGCTTGAGAATATGTTCCTTCGTACCGCTTCTTATCACCACGTTTGAACGCTAAATATTTCATGTTACCGGATGGTTTAGCATCTTTTGGTAGTAGCATGATTTTTTGGAAATCGACGTTCTTAGATATGACTTCATCAGTAGTGTACTTGTGGTGCGCGTAATATGCAGCGGCTGCTGTAAGAGCGACTCCCCCAGCAATAGCTAGGGCTTTCTCAGCTCGAATTCTATTGGTGGCTCTCTTAGAGGCCTCTTCTTTAGAGAATCCTTTCTCAAGATATTTATTCTCTAAACGGTCTCTATGAGTTTTACCTTTTTCTTTACGCTCAATAAATTTTCGAACTCCCCATTTCATTCCGGGTATACCATAGTGTTTTAATTCTCGATTATCCTCCATAGGCCACATCCACAAATCTTTTAAGATGTTTCTCATTTGGAGTTCCGCTTTGGTATAATTTATCAACTTCTTTAACGACTTTCAAGAATCGGTCTTGATATTTTTCAGCGTTACGAAATGCTATATCATAACCTTGATGATTTCCAGTATTTCTGTGATATCTTAGAGCATCGTTATAACTATCTATTTCTAAATCGTATCCTTTACGTAATTTCTTATAGGTATTGTTAGAACCTTTTCCATACTTAGGATTTCTAGATTTAGAATCTATAGATGCTAGAGTCTCGTTCACTCGAGCCCGTCGCTGTTCTTTTTCAGACTTAATTTTGCTAGGAGTGTCTTTAATGATTTTCTGAGCTCTTCGTCGAATACCCCATCGCATTCCTAACTTACCATAGTGATATAACTCTTCTTCGTAATGTTGTAATTCTTTTCTTCTGAAAGGTCTTCGGTATAGCCTGTTATACGCTTTTAATCTAGCTTCCACTAAATCTTTACCGTATTGTTTCTTAGATTTCTTTACGAGTTCATCGTACTCTCTATCTATCTTATTGTGACCTCTACCTAGTTCATTCTCTAGGTCAAATATCTTGTTAGATATTCTGTCGGCTTTAACGTTTTCGTTACGATCCCAGGCACTATCCATATCCCAATAGAGTTTCAAAATTTTATTTTGTAGTTCTGGAGCATGGTTTGCCCATTTTTCTTGATATTGCTTTAACTGTTCTTCAGTTTTCTTCTTGTAAGCTTTCTTAACACCTCGCACTTCTTTACTAAGGCGAGTCCCCCACTTCATACCGATGACGCCGAAGTGTTTCAATTCGTTGCTCATGGTATCACCTACTTCTTAAGAACTTTCATACTCTTAAGAATATCGCCAGTCTTCTCTCCAGCTTTCTTACGTTTGTTAACTTCTAACCATTGTTTGTTAGTAAGTTCTTTCTTAAGATGCCAGTAGTTACCAGAAGAGCGGTCGTAAATACGAGTACGTTTCATTTTTTCTTGTTTGTCTTGACGTTTGTTACGATTATGTTTCTTGATAGCTTGGTATGTAGCTCGTCCAGCAAATGCAGCGGCTGGTACAGCTACGCCGTAAGCAAACTCTGGATTTTCTTTAAGAAATTTACCGCCGGCTTTTAAGTTCTTACTAGCACTTCTAGCAGCTTTCTTAGCTGTAGCTTTAGCCATGGCGTAAATATGATGACCCCACTTCATGCCGGTTCTACCGTAGTGGTAGAGTTCGTCATTGCGTTCTTCATCGTAATCTCTATACATAATGTACCTCCTATTCGAATGCGTCTTTGTTTAGTTTATATGCAACAAGAGCATCCATAGCTGAGGCTACCGAGTCAATCTTTTGATCTCTTCTCTTCTTGAATAGCTTCTTGTTACCGTTTGTGTCTTGTAGGATAACGCAGTTACCCATGTTAAAAGACATCATTTGTTCGTCGAAATATAGTAGTCGGTCTTCAGCTAGTTTCTTAAGTTCACCCAACGGGATACTTTCTGTTTTAGCCCCTTGAATAACTTTCTCTACACCAAACTGACCGTTCTCACTAACCCAACGTTTGACAAATTCACGAGCACCGTATGGGTCATAACCGACCGAACGGACATCGTAATCTCGCTCAATAATATGAGCATCTAAGTCGTCATAGACAGCATCCAAATCTAAGATAGTTCCGTCCATGACAATAAGTGTTCCTTCGTTTAGGAACTCGTTGTACTTCTCTCGCATAGCTGACGGGAGTTTCATGAGAGTTGACTCGGAAATATAGTTTCGAGTCTTAACCCCAAATCCACCGTTACTTAGTGGGAATAAGAAAGTGAATGAACAGAAGTCATCCCCTTGAGATAAATCGACTCCCATAGAGCACGGCATTTGCCAGTAGTCTCTAGGTCTATGCGGAATAGTTTCTTCATAAGTGAAGTAATATGTGTATCCTTCCATTGGGATACCAAAACGTTTAGCAAGAATATCGTTACGACTTGACGGAACTTTCTCCATACGCTCCACTTCTAAGTGGTAGGTTTCGTAAGATACTGTCTTACCAATATTCGGGTTAGCTTTCACCCACATCTCAGGGTGAGCTACCTCGTTGATGTCATCTAGTCTGTAATACCAGATAGATGTGTGTGGTTGAACGTAGTCACCACGCAAGATGTCTAGTAATTCCATTTTGATTGAGTCCCCAATACCATTACGAACGGTACCTTCTGAACTAATTGCTACGATTACGTAGTCTGGAATCTTAGACGCCCCTTGCTCGATAGCTCCAAACACGTCTTCTCGAATATCACCTGAGAGCCATTCGTCGATTGTCGTAATCTTGTTACGAAGACCTTGTAGTTTGTCTACAGTCATCGGACGAATCTCGACCATTGAGCCAGTTAAGAAGTTCTCTATCCCTTTTTTAGTTGACGCTAACTTAACACGGTTAGCTCTGGACCCAGTGGTGTTTTGTAGTGAACCTTCTGTCAAGAATTTGAACAGAGGTCCTTTGGCTCTAGTTATAGCTGTACGAATCGGAGATAATACCTCCTCAGCTTGACGCATTGTAGGAGCTGTCGCTACTTGTAATGTGGTAGATGTGTCGACGTTTAAGTGATAGCTCTGTACAAATGAGGCGTACATTGACTTGGCCCCACCACGAGCTAGAATAATGAACTGACGGTTGATTAATCTTCTTTTGAAAGATTTGGTGACATACTTACCACCATGGCCATCAGGATTTGGTTCGTATACACTTCGCTCTTCGAAATAATACCAACCATAAAGTTGTTCCGCCCAAAGTTTGAACGAATCCAGTAGGGTCAAATCACGACCGTCGGTTAAGGTCGACTCATTTTCGCAATACTTAATAAAACCCTCAACTGCTTCGTCATCGTAATAAATACCGGGGTTCGCTATGTTAGCATCGATACGGTTCATCTCTAACGAAATAAATTCGTTAACGGCGATATCGCCACGCATAACCGCCTCTCTAAACTGCCCGTAATACTTTGGAACAGCAGTGTTTGATAATACCATGTATTGCTACCACCTTTGTAATATTAGTTTAGTAGTTTCTGAGTGTAGGCTTTACGAGCTGCTTTAACAGTTCGAGAATATCCTCCACCGCCACTACGACCGCTAGTAGCATAAGCTGCTGCGGCAGACGCTACAAATGAGAATGCTGCTGGAATAACGTACTTGTTAAGTGCGTTACCCAACTGTTGACTACCCACATTCTTAAGTGTGTTAGTAATCCAACTCTTGCCTTTCTTCTTCTGTTTAGAAGTAAGTTCTTTGTAAGTCTTCTCAGCTTGTAGTCGCTCATTAATTTGTTTGAGCTTTTTAGTGCTCATAGATTTGTAAGACTCTTTAGTGTGAGCCTCCAAATAGTCATGATGTTTACCCCCTGGTGACGAAACGACAGATTTGCCTTTACGACGTCCCCATTTCATCCCAAGGATACCATAGTGCTTTAATTCATTACTGTTCATTTAATATCGTCACCTCCTTAATTTGTTGGCCAAGGGTCATCCGTAATGTAAGATATTTTAGAAACCCTGATGTCGCCAATATCTCTATCGGTTGGTACTGGGTCTGTGAATTGGAATCGTAAGTGATTTGCATCAGTAACACCGCCTAGGTACCACGTTCCATATGGAATACCGTCGTCGTTGAAAATCTGACCAATCATCGAACTAGCAGATCTATACCCCATAGGTATACCACCGTTTGCTATAAGGAAACATTTCTTTTCACGGTTCCCTGGATGTCCGATGAATGCTGGGTTACCCCGTCTAACGATTCCGAACCAACCCCATTGTAATCCGCCGAATTGATAAGTTACTGTATTATTAACTCTTCGGACTTGTAAATAAGAATTGCCTAGTTTAGATAGTATGTTTATGTGCTTCCAACCAGTATCTCCATCTAATACCGCCCAGCCTTGGTTACCAGAAGGTGTGCGTTTAATCCATTTAAGTGCGCCGTTTGTCTTAGCTGTATCAACATAGGTTTGACCTAGTTTACCTTCGACTTTACCATTCGGCATACCAGTACCAGTAAGTTCACTAGACGAGGTAATTGGAGTAGCTGGTCCATTTTGACCTGAAGCTGGTAAAGTAACTGTTCCGCCACCATGAGATAGAGTTAGTGTGTTACCGCTAAGCGATAGTGTTTGCGGGATACCGACACCGTCAGCTCCTTTAGGCCCTGGAGGTCCCATAGGTCCTTGTGGTCCAGTGGTACCGTCTAATCCATCAGATCCGGCAGGTCCACGTTCACCAGTTTCACCTCGGTCACCTTTTGGTCCCGGAGGTCCGGCTGGTCCAATAGGTCCTTGAGGGCCAGGTTGTCCATCAGCACCTCGTTCTCCTTGTAGCCCATCTCTACCGTTCTCGCCCTTTGGTCCTGGAGGCCCCATCGGTCCGACGTCACCTTTTTGTCCAGGCTGTCCGTCTTCACCTTTAGGTCCACGTTCACCGGGAACTCCTTGTAATCCTTGGGGTCCCATAGGACCAGTTTGTCCGTTTTCTCCGGCTGATCCTGGAGGCCCTTGAATACCTTGAGGTCCAGTCGGTCCCATCTCTCCGTTATCACCTTTCGGTCCCGGAGGTCCTTGTAAGCCCTGTGGTCCTGGAGGTCCTTGTAAACCTTGAGGTCCAGTAGCACCAGATAATCCGTCTTCGCCCTTAGGTCCACGCTCCCCTGGAATACCTTGTAGTCCCTGAGGTCCAATAGGTCCAGTTTGTCCGTCGCGACCATCATTACCTTTATCGCCTTTAGGTCCGGCTGGTCCTGGAGGTCCCATTGGTCCACGTTCCCCTGGAATACCCTGAGGTCCGGCTGGTCCTGGAGGTCCTTCAACTAATTTAGGTCCAGATATAGGGTTATCACCTTTGTTGTGAATGTCATCTTCGGAATTAATACGCCACTCGAGTTCCTTGATTTGGTTGTCGTAGGCTTCTTTAACTCCACCAGTTGGTGGGTCGAATATCATCCTAACTTTCAAGTATACATAACTCCTAATGTGAGGGATGACGTCAGGATTACCCCCAATATCATCCCAAGTAGAAGTCGAATCTGATACGTAGAAATCGGATGGAATCTTAGCACCGAGTTGTTTCAGTGTGGAGAATGCTGAGTTGATGTACGTTAGAACGTCGTGGTCAAAGTAGTCACTCTCCAACGGAATACTTAATAGTTTCTTGGTTGAGTCTAGAATGCTATTTGTATTTTGATTTACCATCCTTAATCACATCCTAGTAGAAAGTTCCGTAAGGTTCTACGTTTGCGTTACCGCTAGAGTTAGCAACTCCGGCAGCTACGTAGCGACGCTCACCTGATTGTCCAATGTATGATACCCAGATGTATCCTTCAGCAGAATATACTGAGTCATAGCGGAATTCTTCCCCTTCGTCGTACACCGCAACTACTTCAGCTGATGTCGATGGAGCTGTACGTACGTTTACAGCAGATACTGTAACAACCATAGTTCCATCTTCGTCTTTAAGTTTACCTTCAGCAGGTGCTTCTGACACTTGTTCTTGAACTTGTGTATTTTGAGTAGGCTCGTCATAGTTTGGATAGAACCATCCAATGACTTTACCCCAAGACTCTTGGAAGTTGCGAGTGCAGTAACGAGCTGGTCCACCGTTTTCTAATGAATCAGCATTACCGTCAACGTTTTGTTCGACAGTCTTCATAGTGTATCCGTCTGAATCTTGGTACACGTAACCAGTATGACCATAAGGGTGTGCGTAAGTTTCCATTACGAAAAATGCTCCTGCTTGTGGCGCAAGTCCTGGAGCGTCGTACACTACGTTTAATCCAGCGTTTGCAGCTGCATCTAATAGGTCGATAGCATTACCGCCTAGTTCAACACCGAAGTGTTTATATAGTAAGTAGTTAATTAAGTCTACGCATTGAGAACCGAAGTAACCATCGTGGTCAGCTCCGATACCATTGTCTGCTAAGTACTCAGCACTTGCATTCATTTCATAAACTGTTGCCATTTACATTCCTCCTTGTTGTTTCCATGGACATGTGTCCCATGGTTTGCGCTCAACGAACGCTGGTTTTAGAATACTCTCATCTCCGTAGTGAATCCCATTGTGGGTTCTCAGACTTACAGAAATGAGGTAGTCTGGGTTCAATAAAAATTCTGTCTGGTTGATTATGTCATCAATCGTAATTGGGTTCATGTGGTGTACGATTATGGTTCCGGGAATCCGGTAATCGTCGAACTCTACACCTAAGTCGAATCCGTTGTCACGAACAATAACGTAGTCTCTGACTTCAAGCCAGTTGGCAGATTTATAGAACTCTTGGTTAAGGTACCGATTTCCTCCAAACGTGGAGTGAGCTACGACACCGTTAAGTTTAAGGTATCGAAAACGCTCTTCGAAAGTCGGTAGTTTGATGAGCTCGGAATATCGTCTAATAGTCACTAGTGACCACCTCCACCGTATTCACGCATAGCATCCAGCGCGCTAGCATAAAGCTCTTCAACTTTCTTAGCAGATTTAAGAGACTCTGTTTTAGCTGTGATGAGCTCTTTCTGCTTCATAAGAATTTCTTTCTCTATCCGTTCTTTAGTCGAAGCTAGTTTCAAGTAATGAGTAATAACTTGCGAGGACGCTGAACCATCTCTGAGTTGTTGTTCAGCAAGGTCGACTGCTAGAGCAATCATCTGGTTCTCTCTCGCTTCAGGAGTCAATGCTGGTCTTGACTTCCTCTCGGTAAGTTTCGAATTGGTCTTAGCCATCATTAGTCCTCCTTTCTGTTACTATTGATAGACTTTGAATATAGTTTCGTAAAGTGCTCATTAGGGCTACACTAGAAGGAATGCCAAAAATGCGAAAGGAGATTTGGTTTCTTACAAATCTAGGAGACTAATAAAGGTGGATTATGTTGCTTTGGGAGCTAATTAGTTAAAAAAAACATACCAACCAGTGTAGCCTTAATGAACACTTTACAGAAAACCTGTAAAATACTACCGAGTGGGACCCATTGGAAAGTGGATTGTCTCCCAAAAAAGTCCCCCCGGAGAAATTTTTAGTAGCGCGGCGATG